TCAAGCTACTCAGGATTTAGTGCGTTTGTTATAAGTGTTGATAGTGAAACTCAACTTACATTATCATACTCGCCTTTTGGAGTAGCAGCAACTATAGGGAATAGTTATGGTATATTTAATACAACAGGTATTGTTGAAGTCGAAAGAGTTAATCAAAACAAAATATTTTATTTAAACAATTCACCGCTTACTGCACCATCCACAGGCTTCCCAGCTTATGTGTTAGGAGGAGCAACTACATCTGTTGTTGGTGACGCAAACACTGGTCAATTAGGTAATACGATCACGGTTTATCCTACAACAATAACAAACAATGGAAGTGTAACTGCTGAATATATTAGATACCCTTTATCGCCCAAATGGACGTACCAAACACTTAGTTCTGGTGAGCCATTATTTGACATTAATCAGGCAGATTATCAAGACTTTGAATTACCTTCTTCAGACGAACCTGGTATTGTAGCTAAAATATGTCAGTATATAGGTATAGAGATTAGAGAAGGAGATGTTTATCAGTTTGGTAAACAAGAAGAAGTACAAAATAACCAAATACAAACGTAAGATATGGCTTATATAAATGACTACGCATATTACGCAAATTCAGGAGCAATACCTCAAGATAAAAATTGGGGATCATACCAATACGTTTCATTAAATGATATTGTAAATAATTTTATGTTAATGTATCAAGGTAATCATGAATTAATTAATAATTTAAATAGATACCAAGTTTTATTTCACGCTAAAAGAGGAATTCAAGAATTGAATTATGATGCCATGAAAGAAGTGAAAGTATTACAAATGGATTTAGATGATAACTTGAGATTTATATTACCCTCTGACTATGTAAACTGGGTAAGAATATCACAATATTTAAATGGCGTATTATATCCTTTAACAGAAAACATACAAACAGGATGGGCATCAACATACTTACAAGACAATAATGCTAAGATTATATATGATCAAGATGGTAATGTATTAAAGCCACAGTTTTCACAACTAGACATGTCTTTTACTAGCGGAGCTAAAACCATTTATTTAAATGAAAGTAGCGCATATAACAATCAATCAGGATGGAATGTAGATGGCTGTTGGTATTTTGACTTTGGAATAGGAGCAAGATTTGGTTTAAACACTGAAACAGCTAACGCAAATCCAACGTTTAGTATAGACAAACAAAGAGGAGTTATTAATTTTAGCTCTATAGGTAACGGAGCTTCAGTTGTTGTAGAGTATGTTTCAGATGGTATGGAGAATGGTGAAGACGGAAGCATCAGCGTTAATAAATTGTTTGAAGAATATTTATATGCTTATGTAAAATATTCTCTTTTAAATGGTAGATTAGGGGTACAAGAATATATTGTAAATAGAGCAAGGAAAGATAAGTCATCGTTGTTAAGAAATGCAAAAATTAGATTAAGTAATATTCACCCTGGTCGCCTTTTAATGAGTTTGAGAGGCCAGGATAAATGGTTAAAGTAAGATGCCGATAGTAAATACAAATTTTGTTGCGGGTAAAATGAATAAGAGCGTTGATGAACGTCTTGTTCCTCCAGGCCAATATGTTAATGCAATTAACGTAAGATTAGGATCTACAGAAACCACTGAGATAGGTGCTGTAGAAAATTCAAAAGGTAACACACAGTTAACTACATTAGCTTATGGCGGTCAAAACTTATCTAATTCAGCAATATGTATTGGAGCTTATCAAGATGGATCAAAAGAAACTATATATTGGTTTATTCATGACGCAAACAATCCTGTTGTAGGCGGTAAGTTAGATTTAATTGTTTCTTTTAATGTACAATCACAAGCTATAACATATCATGTTATTAGTAAACAAGTATTAAAGTTTGATCCTAAGTTTTTAATTACTGGAGTAAACAAAATAGAAGATTTACTTTTTTGGACAGACGACAAAAATCCTCCTAGAAAAATAAATGTAACTCAAAACTATCCAGATCCGGCAGGGGTAAATGATGGTATTAAAGAAACTGACATTAGTGTTATTTTAAAACCACCAGGGTTTGATTCTTTAGACACATTGCCTGCGCCAAGCGTAGAGTTTTTAAACGTTCCTGGAGAAGAAAATTATTTAGAAACTAGATTCATAACTTTTGCTTATAGATATAGGTATGTAAACAATGAATATAGCGCAACGTCGTTGTTTTCTACAGCAGCTTTTCAACCAGGGCCTTTTGATTTTGATGTAAACAATTTTAATAATGCTTCAATGAAAAATATATATAACTCTATTGAGGTACAGTTTGAAACTGGATCAGATAAAGTTATTGAGGTTGATTTATTGTTTAAACCAAGTAATAGTAATTCTATTTATGTTATAGAAAGGTTTAAGAAATCTGACTATGGATGGGCTAATAATTCAAAACAAACATATACTTTTACAAACAGTAAAATATATACTGTAATAGGAAGTGATGAGTTATTAAGATTATATGATAATGTTCCTAAAGTTGCACAAGCTCAAACAATACAAGGTAATAGGTTAATTTATGGTAACTATACTGATGGGTATGATATAATAAATGCAGCTGGACAAGATATACCTATTAACTTTACAACATCATTATTTACTAACGATATATTATTTGACGACTTGCCAGAGGCAACAATGTCGACAGGAGATGTATATACTATAAATCCTAACACAAACACAACTGTACAAAATTCTAAAATTAGTTTTGATTTAAGTGATTTTGCTAATAGACTAGTCAAAGGATCTTCATTAGCTTTTACAGTATTTATACAACATTCTCAATTAAATGGAGATACCGGTGATGCGTGTTATGATTCAGCATTTGAAAACACTCCGTTTGAATTATCTGTAATATTTCCAGTAAATAGAGATTATACTTCAGTGTATGAAATGGTAAATTCACTAGAATTTGCTGAACGTATTGGTACGGTTTTGAATACTAATTTTCAACCTCTAGCAACATCGGCTCAAGGTAATTCGTTAACAGACTTATTTAACACTGTTACAATAGTGCCTACTAATTGTGTATTTACTAAATCAAACAGTAGTATAGATTCTCAAACACAACAAGGTTTTAGAATAGGATCTACAGTAGGATCAAATGTATTTTCCTTACAGGTGTTGGCTATGAAGTATAATTCAGGCACGACTGATGTGTATGAATATTTTTATTTTACAAGAGGTCAGGGAACTTTTACTTCTAGTCAAGACACATCATCTTTGCATAGTAATAGAGATTATGAAACAGGAATTGTATATATGGACGATTATGGTAGGGCTTCTACAGTATTAGTGTCGGAGTTTAATACAACTTTTGTTCCAGCTTCTGCTTCTGTTGATCAAAATAAAATAAAAGTTAATGTAGAGAATTATCCACCTGCATGGGCTACAAAATATAAGTTTGTTTTAAAACCAAGTGAAGGAGGATATGAGACAATATACTCTAGTTTTTATTATCAGAGCCAAACAACAAGAGTTATATACTTTAAGCTAGAAGGTGATAATCAAAACAAAGTACAAAAAGGTGATATATTAATTGTTAAGACTGACGCAAGCGGGCCTTTAAATAGAGAGGTTACATGTCAAGTGTTAGATGTTAGCGCTGAATCATCAAATTTTTTAGAAGTTGAAGGTGAAGCACCTACTGATTCTAATCAGCTAGCAGGGCTTTATATGCAAATTAGAGCTCAAAACTTTAGTATTAATTTAGACTCGAACGCTGTTGTTGATGCGGGTGAAAAAACTGCTTCAGGTACTAACAGATCTTATTGTACTCCTTATTTACAGTATCCAGCTTTTACTACTGACTCTAATAGTGTTACTGATAACTATACAATACCAGCACAGTCTAGTGTAAAAATAAAATGGAGAATAGGAAGGCATGATGCAAGCGGTTGTCCTGGTATAGATTATATATGGGAAAACACTTATGTTGCTTCACAAGATTATGATGATTTACACGCTTGGTTTCAAGGAGATTTTATAAACCCAGCAGCAGGGGATGTTATTGACGATGGGGATGGAAGATTACAAAATCCTGTTTTCATTAATACAATCGCTACTAGTCCTGGAGCTGTGCAATGTCCGGCGCCATGGACTCCTAGTTTCCAGTTTTGGCAAGCAATCCCAGGCGACGCAGCTTCTCCATTATATTTAGCTTGTAGAAGTGGTGTAATTGCGTGTGCTAACGGAAGTAAAACTTGGTTTATGGAAGCTGAGATAGTAGTTACTAGAGCTAATAATTTAATTGTTTGGGAAACAAAACCTGCTGATGCTGATCCTAATTTATTTTATGATTCATCTGAATCTTATGACGTTATAGGTGGTTATCACATGGGTGGTAATGGTGATGGAGACCAAGCTCAAACTGCAACGCAAGACGCTATTGTAACGCTACCGTTTTTTAATTGTTACACTTTTGGAAACGGAGTAGAAAGTTATAAAATATTAGATGCATTAGATGGTCAAGCTGTAAACTTAGGAGAAAGAGTTTTAGCGGTGTCAAAAGAAGATTTTAAAGAAGCAGATAGATTTGCTGAATTAACATACAGTGGTATTTATAGTAGTAATTCTAATTTAAATAACTTAAATGAGTTTAATTTAGGGTTGGTTAATTATAAAGATTTAGAAACTAGCTTTGGCCCTATAATGAAACTGCATTCAAGAGAAACAGATATTCTTGTATTGCAAGAAGATAAGATTAGTTATGTGTTAACTGGAAAAAATCTTATTAGTGATTCAACAGGTGGTGGTGTAATTGCTTCAGTACCTCAAGTTTTAGGAACACAAATAGCTAGAATAGAAGAGTACGGTATTAGTTATAATCCAGAAAGTTTTAGTTCTTGGGGTTATGACATGTATTTTACCGACACTAAAAGAACTGCTGTAATAAAATTAAAAGGTACATCAGCTAATAATGATGCGTTAGAAGTTATATCTGACAC